CAATTCTGCTGCCTTCTTGGGGTCATCCTTAAACACCGCTAAAACCTCTTTGAAGTTCATCCCAGTTAGCTTCTGAACCATTTTTGCGTAAACGATAGGCATACCCATGTCCAAGCTAAAAAACGTTGACTGGATGCCGGTTTGTGAAGTGTTTAAAAGGTACTGTAAAGACATTGAAGTTTTTCCAGCCCCTGGTTGTCCGAGCAATCCATTTAAGGTTGATGCACAAATCATTGCCTTATCATCCAACTTACTGATGCCAGTTTTAATTATATTCTGTTCAAAGTTTTGGGCATAGTTTGTGAATAAACCACCCATATCATCGATTTTAATTACAGGCGGCTCTTCGGCTTCATGTTTACATTTATGTTCACCTAAGCTATTACAATAAGTTTGAAGCCATCCCGACTTCTGGCAACTATATTGCCCACCTTCCCAGTTATCGGTAAATACCGATTGCTCAATAATGTTACTATATAACTCTTCTTTTGGAAATTCATTTTGACCGGTTAGTGACGCCTGTTTTTTAAGAGCAGACTTACACATGTAATAGGTTGTGTCCTTATCGTAACCTAACCCTCTGCAGGTTGCGGCGATTACCATAAGTGCGTTGTGTCTTTCACCTTCTTTAAAATTACCCTGAAGTAGGGACCACTTACAATTCTTCCATTGTGTTGGTTTTTGTGTAAAATCTAATGAAGATGTTGATACTCTGGTTTCTTTTTTAGCTTCTTCAACATGTAATAATTCCTCCCCGATGGAAGCGACATCCCATTCAAAATCATCTTTAATGTTATCCAAAGAAGATGCTAAACTCTTAATTTGTGAAATAGTCATTTGGTGTAGTTGGTTATAAGTAAGGGGGATTTTGTAAAGACCACTTTTTTGATGTCTAGTTCCTGGTACACGAAAGATTCGTGATGGATCATAAACACCTTTGTCTAGAGAAGTAAGATCCTTACCAAACTTTTTAACGCAAATATTGAAAACCTGATCGGGCGTAATTTGTCTGTTAAGAGTGACTACTAAATGAAATCCTTTGTTGCCTGAGAAATAAATTTCAATATTCTTTTTATCAATACCATATTTTTCCAAACGACGGACAGCTTCTTTCGCATCAATTTGCGCAAAAGAAGCATCCCCGTTTGTATCAAAATCAAACCAAATTTTGTTTGTGACGACATCTTTAATCCCACGGACAGATCCTGTTTTTTTAAACTCCTCGACTTGCTTCTCGTTGTATAAGTAAGCTGATGCGTAATAGTCGTTTTCACTATCTTCGATGTTATCGAATACTTCGTTTACGGGAATGAGTTTACCTTTATCAGCGACACCTTTTGTGAAGCGAACAAAATGAGACATCATTGTAACTCCTTAGTTATTTAAGTTTTGCGTAAACAAACATGGCTCTGGAGTGATCGTGTCTTGTATTTACAATGATGCGCAAATTATCAGACTCTAGAATAAAGACGTAGAATTGTTTGAATCCCTTTTCGGTCATTTCTACGCCACCAGCAAGCTCAACACAAGTAAACTCGGTTGGTGACTTTCTAGAAGAAGATAGCTGCCTTCCAATTTTTTTAACGTAGTTGTCCTCTTCTGAGCAAAAAGCAACTCCGCAGTTTAATTCTAATAAGGTGTGGGGGTTTAGTGTTAATTCCAGGAATTCTTCTTTAGGTGGGATATCTACACATACTGTGTATTTTTTAGAATCTAGGTGAGGTTGATGAAAAAATTGTTCCACTATAAATCTCCTTAAACGTGGGGCGGCTGGGAATTACCCTTTCATCCTCTCAAAAACCCATTTGTAGAGAAGAACCCGCTTGCCGCCAAAGCGTCTGGACCGTGCCTCCAGAACTCACCATTCTCACTATTCACATCAAAACGAATAGTTACACAGACTATTTGATCTCGTCTGGTAGGTGACACAAATAGTGTAGCTAAAATATTAAGGGTTAGCTACTACTAGTCTCAACTAGAACGACTTCAAATCGAACCCACTCTGGGATTTTTGCAATTCTTTCAGATTTGATTTTTTCCGCGAGGTCACCCGATAGTTTTCCCGATGAGACAGCCTGATCCAGACTATCCATCTGGAATTTTTTACTTTCAAGTTTAAGAGAAATGCCTTTAGTTTTGTCAGCTTTCATGAGAGCACGTGCTAGTTCTTCTGCGGTATTCCCGCGTAGAACTAGGTAATCAGGTTTACCTGAATCTTTAGATTTACAAATAGATCCAACAACAGTTCGTTTTGATTTAGCCATTATTATTTACCTCGGTTTCTGTTTCTAGAGTATCAGAAGGTTTGGATTCTTGCAACATTTCTGGGTGATTTAGCATCGTTTGTTGAATCATCATGAGTTTAGCTAGAATCAATTGTTCTGCGATAAAGAAAGTATCTTTTTCAGATTGAGAAGAAAAGTGATACTCTTCTTCAACCAAAGGATACTCCACCAATGCCTTCAACACTCTACGTAAAGCCTTGTTACTAAGTTTATTAACCAATAATTGGAACTTTGGTAAATACAAAGTGAACATTGTTGCTGCTGTATTTTCAACATGACTACCGTCTGTGTTATACACACTGGTTTCTTGAGTTAATTCTAATGCTTCATTCCCATCCGTCATTTTCAGCTCCTGCTGCGAGTTCGGTTTTTTTAGCTGGTTTCCTAAAAGATCCAGCCTTTGTTGATGCTGTAGAAGCTACAGCCTGTTCTAGATTGGTGACAGTGGCAGTTGTTTGACTGCGTGTATCTACTACTGGACTATCGACGATCCGATCCCCTTCGTCTAAGTCAGAGATCGCAAATTGTGTTCCATAGCCCAACATAGCGAGTGCTCTACCGACAGCTGAAGTCTCTGCCTTCTCGGTGTGATCAGAGAAATCTTTTTTAGTTTCACGCTTTGTTGCGCTAGCGCGCTTGATTTCCTTACCTTCTTTGTCAAAGACAGTTACAACTGCCCGAGCAACGGTTTGATCATCGTTTACTAGAAGGAAGTCTGTCTCAATACGAAAGTTAGTTTCTGTTTCATTGAACCATTGAAGGCGATGTGCCACCATAAGGTAATCTTTACCTTTTAGGTTTGCCAATGGTAGTGCTGTTCCTTTTGGGGTGGTTACTGTTTTCATGCGATTCCCTTTCTTGCTGCTGTAATTACAAATCTTTCAGATGCTTCGTTTTTGGACCCGTATTCAGTGATGCTCTGAATATCAGCTTCACCCGATTCGACATTAAAGGCAAGCTGAATTAAAGCCCACTTGCCATTTTTTAACTTTGCAATACCCAGTGCGAGTTGATCTAAAACAGCAGATTGACCTAGTTCTTCTAAAACTTGTTCGTCTGATTCTTTCTTTTTTTTAGCCATAATGATTCCTCATATCTTTTATAGATGCTACCACAGTAGTTAAAAATGAGTCAAGGTTTTCATCGAATACATATAATCGTAAAAACTCATTTCACCGCCATTATAACAAGTAAGAGAATTATTGCAGAAAATGGCATGAAAACTAAAAACTCTAGATTACTCATCGCTCTCTCTAGCTTCCTTTAACTCAGCTTCATATCTATTTTTTGTTAAGTACAATAAAACACCGACGCCCAACAGCCAAGGAACATAATAGATTATGTACTCATATTTTTGATCCACCATTAAATCGGTGAGATTATATCCGTAGTGGGCGGCTAAGACGAAAAGCCCAGCATATGTTATATCGGTGATTGCCCTAATTAAGTCGGTCATGCTTCTGTTTCCAATTGTTCTTGCTCCCGTAATGCGGCTTCATAACCAGCCTGAAACATACGGTACTCTGTATATGTTGGTTCTTTCTGTTTAGGGAAGAACTTAGCAAGATCATCTTGCCAAAATTCACGCGCTAGTAGATCTAATTGTTCTAGGTCTAGGTCTTCTTTATTCATTTTTCCTCCTCATACTGCAAACCATTTTGCAAACATCCACATTCATGGGGCCACAGTCCATCATGTGTTTTGCAGTATGTTAATTCAATCCCTGAACACCAATCATCTAAATCAAGATCGTATCCCATTTATCCTCCAGATTCACAAGCCACCTCCAAAGTTTTTTTAACAAAATCTCTAATTGGTTTTACAACCAACAAAATGTCCGTCGCGTTATCTTTAGTCATTACCCAAGAAAACGTTAATGCTTGCACATTATTAAGCGCCGCTCGCAGCCTAGCGTTTTCTTCCTTCAACTCATCATAACAATCACCACAGATTTCACCGTGATACTGACCGTGCTTTTGACATACTTCAACGTAGCTCATTGTTATTCTCTAGCTTATAGCATTTGTAATAATCATCGTCGTGCTTTAAAACAATGTATTCTTTTTTTTGAAACTCTTCTATTATTTTGGTTAGTCTAACATTTTCCTGTCTAACTAACTTAACCATTTGCCATGCTGCATCTATTTCATTTTCACCCTTATCATATGTAAATAAACTTTTGAAGATATTCATTTATCCCCCAATACGATAAATCTGATGCTTTGAGATAACTTCTTCACCTTGTTTAAGGTACTTAACTTCTGTGCCAGATTGAATGGTTTCGAATGACCACTTCTCCCGCATGATTGTCCGAGGTATCCAAAATTTGTACCATTTATATTCTGGGTTAGCCACTTCTTCAAATTCTCCAGTTGGATTTGCTGTGTACATGGTTGAAGAAACTTGGTAATAACCATCTAGTGGTGCTTTATATTTCATTCTATTTTGTTTCCTTTTGGAGTAAATCGGGGGCAGGGCGCGACTCCTGCCATGTAGCTTTCGGGGATGGGGACTACTTCCCCAATGGCCTTGCACCCCTCGTCGCCGTAGCGCGTCTCCAGTGGTTTCCCTCGATTTACGGCTCTTACTCCCTTTTACGGGTACCGCCGAGTACAGGTGTCCACCACAGCTTCCCGCGCCGCCCCGATTAATTACCCATCCAATCCTAGCTCACGTATTAGATTTTTTTCAAATGCAAGGATATCAACAGATCCACCCATTCTATTCAAAACCTTTTGAAAGCTTTCCACAAACGTTGTTTTTGTGATTACTACAATTTTTTCTTCAATCATCCAATCGTCGGCAATTAGGTCTTTTAATTGTAACTGCCGTTGTGATCCATCCATGTCTAAAAAAACACACCCATCATCGCGTTGGGATAACCACCCAAATGCATCGTGTTTTGATGGTCTTTTAATTTTTTTTCCGCTATTTACTGCATCAGCTAATTTCATTTCTTATCTCCTAGCTTCTCTAAACCATCCATACTATCTTTATAACATAAATTATAAAATGTACATTTTCCATATGGTTTTACACAGCTCGAGAAATTCCGATGATAGACCCCATTCTTAATTGACGCATTAATATAGTCGAAGTTCTCAAGAACAATCTGTTCGGTCTTCTCGGGGATAAGATCGATTACAACTTGAACATGAATCTTGGGATCAAGGGTTGATCTCCATTCCCCATTACATCTAACACTACCCACCGTATTGTTACAAGTCTTATGATTAGTACCTTCATTTATGTACTCGCACTTGTTGCATGTCTTAGTGCGGTTCTTTCTCACGTTCTTGTTCAGAACGATATAACCGGCTCTTCTTGTTTCTTTGAAGTCTTGACTCAAAGAATGCACATACAGAGTTAGTTGCGGCGAAGTAAGCACCGAATCAATCGCGTAATCTTTCGCAGAGGTTTTGAAATCAAAAATAATAGGTTCATCATAACCTTCCCATTCTGCCACCATATCGGCATATCCAACAATAAGATCACCTACATCGTTTTCAAGTTTACAGTAAACTTGAGCACCGTGCATCCTTTTAATCTTAGGTATAACTTCTTCTTTTACAGCCTTAACCATCAGTAAACCTTTACGATATAGTGATAGCCAGTTTGCGAAATTCAAAAGTTTTTTTCTGTCTTCTGGTAAACCCTCAAACCCCGCGTATTCCTTTTCATCGTACACTTTCTGTATTTCTGTTATGGGATTCTCCACTTTAAATTCTTCACGAATTTTATCTAGGTCTTCTGATAGAAGTAATTCTTCGTCATAGTCTGAGTTGGCGTACACAATATTAGTTGCAGTAGGAAGGTAAGTTTGCTTCCCGTTGATGTCTTGGAATCGCCAAAAATACGAGAAAACATCTTCTGGTTTTTTGTCGCTTTGCTTAAGAAGTGAGGTGACTGCAGCATCGACTGCTGAACCAAATGCGAGAGCGGCATGTTGGGTTTTTGAGCGTAACTTATCAACATAGTGGAATTTCCATTTTGTTGGACAATCCATGAATTGGTTTGAAGCACTATGGGATAGTTTATTTTTCATGTTATGAACACTAACTTATTAAGAATGGTTTGTCAATTTTACAGTATTTAAAATAACTTCTGGTCTTTTACGATATCTGTGCTTCTTATTAGCCTTAAGGTGTTGTTCTGAATAAACAACGAGTTTGTCTCGCATTGACCTGGGTATTTTTAGTCCAAGCGTCTTAGCCATAGCGAATGCAAATCCATTAGCAAATGATTCTTCTTGATGGTAAAAATGGTTCCCATGTAAAAGCATGTGACCGATTTCATGTAGCACCACCAGATCGTGGCCGACTTTAATCGATTGGTTTGAGTTGATGAAAATATGATGTTTACCTCTAGACACGAAATGGCACCCCGAAAAATAATTCAATTCATCCTCTGTTAAAAGATCATAAATATCAAAGTCTTTGTGTGGGCCGCCGCAAACACGAACCTTGTGCTTCGATCTGATTGTACTTAAGTATGCTAATACGGATTTACTAAGACTTAGTTTATACATATGATTTCTCATCCATCTAGTCCCTTATAAGTTATAAGGAGTCTTTTTTGTTTTTCTTCTTTGATGAAGGCGTCAATGATTATTATAGCCAAAGTGATGCCATGTATTCTCCCGAGAGCATATTGCTTTTCTTCTTCTTTGCAATTCTCTTCTATTTTTTCTAAATCAGATTTTAATTCGTAAAATGACCTTTCGAGTAAATCTAAATCTTCCATGGCTATTCCTTTTTATGATCGCATTTTGCGCAATACTCATACCTTTCAGTAAACCCTAAGTATAACTTATATTCATGTCTGCATCCATATTGGTTTTTTATCTCGTAGTAAATTCGTATTTTAGTGTTTTCCAAACCAGCAACAAATCTTATTTCTGTGTAATTATGATCAATGTATTTCTGCATCCAGTAGTCCGACCCTTCATACAGAATGCTAGTTTTACCGTTGTATTCAACTTCATAGATGTATGTGTACTCTGGGAGGGTTTGGTTTATTACCACGACTCTAGCCGGTGGTATACTCATCTCTATCTTATCGAAGTTTTCATTATTCTCAAAATATACACTCATTTTATTGGTGTCGTTTGTTTTTTCCAGCGGGGTAAACGACCAAAGCCCCTCGGTGTGGGGTCGTCACCCTGGGCGGACCATCGGTTTCTAGACGTTTACCACTACCTAATCAATATTAAAAAGTTTTAAAAATAACCTAAAGTCTTTATTTGAACAACCGATATTTAAACGAAAATATTCTTTTGAAGCACCCAACACTTCTCCATTTAAAAAATCAATTGTTTTGGGACAGACCCCCCTTGCCCATAAAAACATGCCATCTCTGTTTATAATTTCAAAGGGAAATTTGGATCTGTTTGAATTTATTTTTTTCCACCTATCGGTCATTGTTATTCTACCATATGTAAACACATTCTTGTTTAATCTAAACGGATGTGTTTCATATTTTAAAATTGATTCTGCTTTTATTTGAGCGTCTATGGACAAGCCGCCTGTAGTGACTTCTATCCATTGTTCAAGTTTTTTTGCAATAATTTTATCCTTTATTACAGCCCAACCGATTCTAGTATTAGCTAAACCAACTGCTTTGCTAAAAGAAAACACCATAATAGGATGATTATATTTAATGACTTCCTTGTACTGAGGCCAGTTGTAACAAAGGTCTAGTATCTGACTATTGGTGTGGTCGCTAATTGTTGAGTCTGGGTTGTTTGGGTTTGTTACTATTTTAATTGTCTTTTCTGTTACTTTATCTTCCCATTCTAGCTTTGCTGCAGTTGCTAAAAGTGGAAATCTCGAGAAGTGAGGAGCGGTGGCTGTTGCTCTTTTGTAAAAGTTTACTTCTCTTAAAACCGACAGAAGACCGAATATTATTTGGGACGCCCCTGCTCCAATGACGATATGTTTATTAGTTAAATCTACATTATTGGCTTTTTTATGAAGCTTTTTAACTAATTTTTTTAATGATCGCCTGGAACCAAACTCGTAGTTTTTAGTTCGCTTTATATGATCTGTTTTGATTTCGGTTTCATGCCAGTAAGGTGCTAAGAAGTTTGGACTTCCCCAAGTCATATTTATTTTTTTCATTGTGGATTATAACGTAGGCAAGATATTCCATTGTTTTCATAAATCCAACATGTAATTGGACCGTCTTTAAATTTTTTAATTTCCTTGGGAAGAATATTTCCTTGATCATCAACATCAGTTAAAGATGGTGCGCATGAAATCAAAGTTATAAATAATAAAACAATAAATTTATTCATTAAAAATCCTTTATTAATGGGTAAAGATGGTCGGGGTTTCTTGGTAAACCAAACTTTAAGGTCATACAACCTGAATTAGAGGTCAACAAAGTAATAATTAGCACCACGATTAACGTGATTTTTGTGATTTTTTCTGCTGTTTTTGTTTTGTGTATTGGGCCGAACTTGTTAACCATTTTGCTAATCTCTCCATTTCACTTGAAGTTCTTGCATAAATCGTGAGCGGATCACACTCACATGTGATTGATCCATTTTGTTCTAAGTAAAGACCATGTGTTGCTGAATTTGTTTTAAATAAAGACTTTGGTTTTTTAACCTTACCCACGTTCCAACTCCCTTTTCAAATACCATAAAGCTTTACTAAGATCCTCTTTTCTTTTGAGGGGATCTTTTTTACCCGCTCTAGCAATATATTTCACGACATTGCCCAAATGAAATCCTAGTTGCCAATCTTCAATTGCATCAATGACTTCTATTTTACCGCTATTATAATGACTAGGGTGATTTACTTGATCTTTCATTGTAAACTTTACCTAATAAATATTCTAAGGAACTCATCACTAATGTCGTAGCCATGAACTCTTTCCAAAAAAGTATAATAGCAAATGGAACTAGTATCAAGTATTCAATCGGGTTTTCTCTGTGTGTGAACATGCTTACACAACCAATCAAAAGAAAATAAAGACTGACTGCTAATATTATTGTTGTTATGGAAAACATTAAGGTGTTTTTTATTTCAAATAAAATAAAAGCACTTATACACGCACTTGATATTGCTAATAAAAAAAGTGGCACGTTCTTTGTCTCTAAGAACACGTTACCTGGGAAATTACTCCCAATTAAAATTACTGTAATTATAGAAGATATGATTGTAGTTGCGAATCTAACTCCTAACATTCAGTTTCCCCTTTAATTGGAATTATTTTTGTGTATGTGTAAAAAGCTATTAGCCTGTCTATTTGTTGTTGAACTTCTTCCGGGGTGTGTCCGATTAATTCTATATAATAGTAACAGGATACTATCGCTGGTGCATATGATGCGATAGCTATTAATGATATGATCTCTTTGTGACTCTTGCTTGAATTATTTAATGCAACATTTTTAACTGTAGGTCTTATGTTGCTGTAGTGGTTTAGATCTATAGTCATTTTTTCTCATGTACTGTTATAAAATTTGTTCTCAGCATTTCATCGATTTCGTCTGCGGTTTCTTTACAGAACATTAAGGTTTTGGTACTAATGAATTCAATAGTTAATCTTCGTTCACCCAAATGAATCGAATCATGATAGTAAAGAACTTGATTAAAATTAACTCTAACTTTTTCTCCACCATGGGAGGTCAAGGTCATCATCATTGGGTTTATCCTTTGATTTTGTGTCACATTTTTTACAAAACCAATATTGTTCTGTAAAGCCTAAATACTCTATCCATTGGTGAGAGCAAATTTTGTTGTCGTCTAGATCTTCACTCCCACCATTCAACCACCAAAAAGAATCATCGTCATTCATTTTCTACATAGTTTTGAATTAATTTCATTACTTCTCTTTTTAATCTTTTTTTAACGAGACGCTTTTTTTTAGATCTTAACCCAGAAGAATGTAATACCAACATCATTAACCAAATAGGAACATGTACTATCCCATCAGACGACACCTGCATGTTTTCTGGTTCATCTGATTTATGGAACATTTTTTTATATCTATCTACTTTATTCATAAAACTCCTTTACTTGACCGGACAAATGCCGCCAACACATTCGAATGAATCTTGAATATCGTCTTCTTTGACTTCACAAGAAGTGATTGACTTTGTTCTAGTCACCATCTCATCGTACTGTGATTTTGAAATTTCTTCAAGTGGTGCCTGTTTAAAGCCGTGTTCGTTATGAAGAAGAAAACTAACCGTTTTAAGATTATCATTATAATTTCGTTTTAGCCATTGTTTTATTTCTGAGAGTTCTTCTTTACGATAATAGATCGTGCAGCTAACTGAATTATCACTCCAATTAGTTTGAAGTTCTTTTACTATCTCTAGTTGATCAATTGCAGTGACATCGTGTGCTAGTGTCGTTCCTTCAGGAAAGGAACAGGGGAATGAAACAACGACAGTGTTATTATCGTTACTACCATCGAAATTCTTTTGAAATTCAACGTCGTAACCATGTTGTCTACATACTTGTACAAGAGGTGATGATGATGCCATTCGAATTCTTCTGATGTGATACCTCGAGTATCCAGGATGCGCTCCGGGTGTTGTTCCAGCAAGCAATGACAATGTGCCGCTTGGCTTAACTGTGGTTAACTTAACGGATTCAGGGAAGTTGTGTGTTTTACTGTACTGTGTATCAAATTCACGTAGTTGTGTGTATGTGTCTCTTAGCCACGATCTTTGTTCTTTCGTTGCTTGGAGGTAGCCAGTTACACCAATCCCCATTCTCATGTTTTTGTGTACAATCTTTGCTGTTTCTTCGTGGTGACAATCGAGTGCTAATGAATGCTTATTGATGCGATAAAGATATGTCGCCACTTCGAGTAGTTCTTGTTTCGATTCGATGTTTGGGAGAAAGATTTCAGCCAAGCAACAGGTTTCTTTGTCCGCCAAGGATTGTTCTGCGCAAGGATTAAATCCAATCACTTCAGGATCTGGTCTTGATGTATCTCCAGTTCTACCCACTGTTCTCGCTAAACCAAGATTGATTAGGCCATAGGGTTCACCGTTCCCTTCATAACCGTTCCAGAATTGTTCTGGGAGTAAGTTCATGTCGTTACAAACAATTGAATTGTTTGACATTGCTCTCCAGTTGGGAATGTTCCCTAAATCCCAACGTTTGGCGTTTAAATACTGTAAGTCGTCCATGTCACCGATTGCGATCTGGGCGGAACGACGAACATTACCGGCCACTACGATATAACCAATGATGTTCATGATATCCAAGCAATCAATCGGTCTTGCTTTTTTACCTGCACGTTCATTGAGGAGCTTAGAGATTTGTTCGATTCCCCAACACAATTCTTCAGGACCAGAAGCCACTCCACCAAATCCTTTGATGGGTGTTCCTTTACCTCTAACACAAATCGTGGAAAAGGAGAATCCTTTCCCCGTAATAAAGTGAGATGACAAGGTTCTTTCTAAAAGTTCAACCCATCCTTCCCTTGTGTCTGGCACGATGAAGTCTGCGTCTTGCGTGTCCATCCTGGTGACTTTTGCTTTTTTTACCTTAGGTAGAGCGTACACATATTCCCTCTGGATGTTGTAACCGACGCCACTTCCTAGCATGAGCATATCCATTGCCCACGTGAAGGGACGAATAGGATGATCTACGAGTGTGACCGCGCAGTTTTGTAGTGAAGCTAGACCTAACTTATCGACTGTTTTTGTACCCAACTGCCACAGAAACCTACCTGCCACAATTCCCTTTAGGGAAAGCATGATCTCTCTGAGTCTAAGTTTCTCTTCTGAAGAGAAGCCTACTTTTAGTTGGGTGTCCGTTGCTTTAATGATTCTATCAACAGTGTTTTCAAATTCCTCAGTTTGATCCGACTTGCTATCTAATTTCCTAGCATAAGTTCTCTTGTAGGTGATGTATCCTAGTGGTCCCCATGGTGTCTTTGTTTGCATGTAATTCTCCGCTGAATATTAGTTGGTTTTAAACTCAACCCATTGAGTTAGCTTTACGTTCGGTACTGTTATAGTTTCATCGCAAATGTATATCAAATCATAATGACGATTTAACCACTTCCCTGTTAGAACATGGTCATCGACTGCTGAATGTTCGGATATTTTTCTTTCGACTTTTTCCACTAAAAAAACAATATCTAAACAGCTTCTATGTTTATAGATTTTTTTAGGCTCAAACATCTTATCCTCCAATCAAGAGATTAAAACAAATTACCATGATGCCTTACTGGTATCAATAAAAAAAGTGGTAGCACGGAAAGGAGTAACGTGCTACCACTTCAAACTAACCACTGGGTTAAAGGATTTCAAGGACAGTGGTTATTGTAAAATAATAATTTTAACTAACTCTAAGTTCACTACCACCTAGAATCTGTTTTTTTAGCCGTGTGAGTGCAAGTTGCGCTGCGCGTTTTGTTTCATATCGTTTAGTGCGATATCGTACACCATTGACATTAACAGAACCCCGATAACTAGAGGTTGAAGACTCAAAACTAATACCACCAGAATTTAAAATTCGAATCATATATTACTCCGTTTTATTTAGGTTAAAGGAAGCTAAACAAAGAAGTTGTCTCATCTACTAATTCATTAACATAGTACTGTTTGTATTGCAAGTACTTTGAACCAAAAACGTATGGGTACATAATTGTTTTAGGGATGGATGTTTTAATTCCATATGTAGTTGATTTGAGGATAGTTTCATCATGTGCTCTATTCAAAAGACAATGTCCAAGTTCATGGTAAATTGTTTCTTGTTTCTCCGCATCGTTCAGCTGATTGAATTCATCGCGATCAATTTCAATATAGTTTTTGCTGGTGTTGTTGTAGTTGTAACATAACGCAATGATGTACTCTTCTTCGATTTTTTTGAAACTGATAGGAATGATGTTCGTCAGTCCCGTTTGCATTTGAAAGTCTTCGACATATGCCATGAACTCAGGTTCAACGTAAACATCTCTAGTTAGATCGATTGATCCACATGCTGAAGTAATCAATGGCAAACTACAGAATAGAAATTTCATTTTCATTAATGACTGCGTGTAATTTATTCCTAATGTCTTGAATACACTGATAGATTCTTTCATCTGGGATGTCCTCATATTTTAATCTTGCCCTTAAATAGCTATCAAAGTCTTCGAGACTCATTTTATATTTATACGCATTTACTGCTATTTGAAAGTCTTCTTGTTCTTCTGGTAGGGTGAACTCGATTGTTGCTTTCATAATCACTAGCCCTGTTTTTGGTCCGAGAGGTGGGAATTGAACCCACTACCCAAGATTTATAAGACCCCGAATGCAAACCGTTACACCTCTCTCGGACAGAATCGGTTTGCAAACATACCAGGATCGTGCGTGGGTAAGGAATTTAGGCGGAGAGAGTTGGATTTGAACCAACAACTGCCCTTATCAATGGGTGCGTTTTTTACATTAAACTATCTCTCCATAAATGGCTGGGTGGGCTGGGATCGAACCAGCCTCAGTCCTGATTAACAGTCAGGTGTATTCACCTTGAATACTACCACCCAATATATCTTTTACATCTCAGACTAAGGCCTAGACCCCGACCCGGCCCCAGAACAAGACCAAGACCTAAACCAATTGCCTTACTTTTTTACACCAGGCATAGACGAAGACCAAGATCTAGAACCCGACCTGGATCTTGAAAAAGACCATGAGCCTGATTCTGGGGGGGCGCCTGTCCAAGACCTCTTCTTGAAGTTAGATCTAGATGTGAGTTCAGATTTGGTTCCAGAAGATGCCCCCGGTAAGGATTTAGATCCCGACTCTGAAATGCGTAAACATTTATAAAACTTATGTTTTAAGTACTTTTTCATGATTTATTTGTTTCGCAAAATGACTCGATTGAGTTGGTTTGAATGTAAAGATCGTGGGGTAACTTTTGGATGTCTTTAAATGACTTCGTCTCGAAGGCTCCTGTTTCGTAGACGATGCCCGCTTCTTCTAAAAGAACATTCGTTTCATTTACATCAGAGAGAGAGTGCCGGAGTAGATGTAATTCATACAGAACAACATCACTTTTTTCCCGAGAAGAGTATTAAGACCATTAGAATCAATCTTTAGTTTTTTCATGACATTTCCTTTAGGTTAGTTAAGTTTTTTTAATTAGAGAAGCCTATTAAAAATAATCTTTGCCCTCTACAAATAATCATAGATTCATTTTTATATTTTTTCAATGCCCTTTATGAAAAATTCTTTGGTTTTTTTAAAAGTACCAAATTTTTTCGCGTAAGATTTTTTTCTTTAATTAAAAGAGATAATTGAATAATACTTAGAATATTTAACATTATCTGGAATAAAAAAATAAACAAGTAACTTTCTGAAACAAAGGCAATTAATGTCAACAAAGAGATGAAATAACTAAAAATGGATGTTATCAATATTAGTAATCTGACGGTTGAGTTCTTCATTCAGAAAATAATTTAAAAAGTTCATCTTCAATTTCCTGAAGTAATTTTGGATTTTTTTGGGAAAGTAAATCAAAGATTTCCTCGGAGTGGTCGGGATCAGATTCGATGATTTCATTTATATTCCTCACAAAGTCTTGTGACTTTAGGCTGTCTTTGTTGATTTCAACACACATTAAACACATCAATCGCTTCCCCATTTTATGGTATCGTTATAGTCGTGACTTTCCTTTACATCGTCGTCATACCCAAAAAAGTTACCCTTTTTATGTGACCTCACCTTAATGTTTTTGTCCTTACAAACTGAACACTCCAGGTTTCTGGGATGCCAAGAAAGACTCCAGGTTTTTCCGCAGTAGGTGCATTCAAAATCGTATTTCATTAGAAGTAATTAAAGTCTCCCATATCAGACTGATCCTCTTTAGCCCAACATGCGGAGCAACGGAATCTGTTGTGTGTTAGACTCCCACACTCCTGACAGTTAAATTTTTTATTCTTGAAAATTGGTTCTTCTGGTCCGATATCCGTTTCATCATCTTCTTGTACTATTCTATAACGACTTTTACGTTGTTTGATTAGCCTTTTGAGTAGGTCTTCTTTCGAAAAAGCGTCGGTATATGTAATACTTACACCGCTTTTGTACAGCTTATAGATGTCGCTTACAAGAATTGGTTTTCCTGTGTTTAGGTTAATAATTTTCGCGTTACTATAACGAATTACATTGATGGTTTCCATTACTGCATGCCTCTCATAAATCTTTTATCATATGATTCAAGAACATCAAGGAATAATTGCCTGGCTTTGCTCTGATAATATGACTTTTTATAAAAAGCTTCTGAAAATGTGAATTGTTTGGGTTCAGGTAAAGAAAGAACATTATTCTTAATATGCGTTACTATTTTTTCTTCTGCTGGTTTTGTTTGATTAAACTCTAATTGCTTCAGCATCAATTGTGTAATTATTAGTTCACTTTCGTCGATAAAAAATTTTCGGCTTCTACTGTTTTCAATTTTTTTTGAAAGGAATTTAGATTGCCAAACAAACTGTTTCGTTAAAAACTCTATGGTGTTCATGGTTCCCCAATTAAATTAATAGTTTATCTATTTGTGTTTCTTCGATTGCAACGATAGCTTCTTCGTAAGAACAACCTGTGTCTCTGGTTATCTCCAGGCTAATTAAGAATCTTATTTTATCATGGTATTGTTCCATAATTTCTTCTTTGAAGAGTGGATCTTTAGACATTAACCTTTTCTTTTCTTCACGGTAGTGCTTTGTTAAATCGAAGAAGTTTTCTAAATTATTTTCAATGTACTCTAAAATTTGAGAATCCAAAAACCCCTCCCCCTCTGTGAATCTAGAAACTACCCTGCACTAAACTTTTGTTATATTAATCCATTCTGGGGGTAGTCTGTGCTTCCACGAGAAGATATAAGCTTTGTGTTTGTTATAATAATTACGGTACGCTAAAACGCTCGAGGATGCCTTGCAATCATCTGGCATACACTGCGGGGGTTCGGTGAATCCCTGCTCTGGAAAATCGATTGCAGCTTGATTCTGCTCACACCATTTGATTATATCCAAACTTTTATGTTGCTTGCCGTATCGATACGAATACTCTTCGCAAATACTATAGCCATGTTCGATTAGCCACGTGTAGTTTTCTTTAGACATACGGCTCCATACAGTAGATGGGTGGTTGTAGTGGGTGCGACGGTAGGGGGCGGTGCCCTGTGGGTAAGCACTGCAAAGCATCTGGGCAGTTTCAAGTGGCATCTTGACGACGTGTTTATCCACAAGTTGTTGGGCGGCGATTGTTGGATCATGATCCAGATAAAAAATATTCATTCAAAAATCCAAAGATAGATTAAGTATAAAAAACCTGGGTTTAGTAAAACATACATTATAAAAACTTCAACTAAGTATTTATGATCGTATGGTTTTTTTATTGATCTGTCCATGATCGAATCTTCCAGGTGGTTGTCGTCGTTTTTTTAAATCCTTTTGGAATGATAACCTCAATAGAAGGGTGAGCATGTTTAGTGTAGTATGGTTCAGTGTCATCGATCGTTACCAATGTTTCCACGAGATCTTTATGTAGATTCTCGTAGCCTTTTGGTATCGGTTGGAATGGGGTTGTGTTCGGTCTATCTTTTGACCATCTTGATGTTTTTACAATTAACAAATCACCTTCTCGTTTAAACATAGCCACGTCTTCTTTTCCGCTGTAAAACATGAACCACTCTTGGAATTCGTTACTCATTGATTTTGTCCCCACACTTCAAACAATAAAGGTATCGTTCGGTTAGTCCAACATATTCACTCACATCGTGGAGACAAAACATGATGGTAACATTTTGGGTTGTAATTTCTAGTGTCATGTCCTGTGATATAGTCTGCGACTTCGGCATAAAAGTTAAAACTCCATCCAATAATCATTAACATATTAAACATATCACTCATCCTGTGGTGGTGCGGGTTTAACTGCATACAGTGAGACTGGTTGCCACCCTTGTTGGGTTAGTTTCTGTTTTGCTTCTTCTAAGCTATGAGCGATAACTACTCCTGACGTGATAGATGAAGTGTAAGGAGTTAGCAAGGCTTTGTATTCGAAGATCCATTCCGTCATTTTTTTCTACCTCTAACCGAGAATATATTGTTTTCAATTATAGTCAACTCAATAAATAATTTTGAAATTTTTTTTATAAGATTGCGGACGACCTAAGTCTTTGATGACTTTATGTAATCTTTTTTTTAGTCCCACCGTTTAGTTGGTTGGGTGGTTCCTGGGTCATTGCTTTTTTTCCATAGATATGGTATTAATACTTCGTATGGTGATTACCTTGGAGCTGTGAGCGACCACATCAAGTGGGAGCGCGTATTACCTTGTAGCCCATATGGTTGATACGGTAGAGCCTCGACTTCAAAAAGCCCTACCGTATAACCTTACAAGCGTTAGGTCTCGCTTGTATCCCTGTGTCTTACTTCTTCTGAGAAGACTACTCCTCTTGAAACAAGAGCACGTTTAGCTTTGATCTTTAGCATCTGTAAAGATGTAGCTGTCCCGTTCTCAACTACATTACCAGTAGATGTGTCGGTTATGACGTATCCCAATTGCGATGGGATTAAAGTAACCGTCAGAAGATCGGCTCCTGCCACTAAAGGATTCATCAAAACTAAGTTTCCGTTATCTTCTTTTTTATATCTGATTCGCGTAATCATTTTTTCTCTCCAGTACTAGAGCTACTAGTTGGTTCTTGTTTTTTATTTTCAGTTGCTCGAGACGTATCCTCGACAATGTTTTTGATGTTATATCTAAACTGTCACAGGTCGTTATCCTTACCTGATTTCCTGAAAGTATTTCCTCTTTTATTTCCCACAAACTTATGTAGCATGAGTTTGTTAAATCGTAATACTTCCCGTTGATATGTCTTCTTATTCGAATTAGCATTATCCATCCTTGCGGATTAGATTGTGTAGAATCTCTGGTGTTTTCAACGACTCCAATTTAAGTAAGATTTGCACCAGGGTATCCGCCGTTACATCTTTGTTTGTGTCATATTCAATAACCTCAACCTTAACACCATTACTGATAGCAGTCTGGATATCAGTAAGGTTTACATATTTAGATGCTTTGACATCGTACAGCTTTCTGTTTCTATATTTTTTAATAATCATATTAACCTCTTTGACTAGATGTGTAAACGATATAACCAATAACCCAAAAGATAGATGACGATAAAACACTAGTGAGAATATTAAATGTAATTGTTAAGACGTAAAACAAAATAGTTCTAGTTGAAGAAAACATTGACATTGCTAAAATCACACCTAATATCGTCATGTTTATTCCTTGGGTTTAAATTCAATTATGTTGTTTTCTTTTGTCTGATCTATTGTGAAGGTGAGCATCATCCTATCGATCATGTTCTGTTCATATGCTTGAACTGCCGTGTGTGCTATTAGTTCTGGTGCGTCGTAGAAGCTCCCCGCCATTGCTAATTTTAGACACTCCTCTTCTAGCAATTTAATCCTCTTTTGTATCTCTTTGCATCTTATGTCAATCATATAACCTCAGTGTAACTGATTGAAATAATTGATCGAAACTTGTGTCTCTAGCAGTTCCTTTTCAAATTGATCGGGTTTGTGTTCAACGTAGACTTCATTTTCCGTGTCGTATTTATGAACAGCCAATAAGTCCACCTCACACACATCGTCGGAAATAATCGTAATAGTTGCACCTACGATGTAATGCCCTAACCCAGAAATCGTCACGTCACATTCAAACATTCTTATTTTCCTTTCTCATTGCAATCACACAAACTCTTTCCAGGGCGTTAGTTACGAGTGAGACTGCCCCGTAATTCCACCAGTCCTTCTCTCCCTTTCGAATCAGTGAAATAAACGAGTCAACGTGGCCACTCTCATCTTCTGCTTCTGCCAACCCTATACTCCTGAGGTAGATTTTATCTACCAACAAGAGGACGGTTTTTAACTCAGTAAGTTTATTTTCGATCAGATCAGAATCTCTGGGGATTTTAATATCAGCTAAGTTCATCACACTAACCCACCGATGTAAAAGTGTTTTCCACCGACTTGCAGAGTGTAATCGTTGTCACTAAGAAGTCTACCTTCCTTTAATTCACCCAATTTAGTTGAACTCTCACCTTCTGGTGTCACACTAACGACTTCACACATACCATCGATTAAACAACGTAAATATGTTTTTTGTTTGTACACAGTTAGAAGGCTGTCCTTCATGTGTACATGCGTCTCAGGTAAGATTAAAACCATCTCTCTATCTTCTTTAGGACCAAATCCCACATGTCCCAGGGTCACTGGGACGTTTAAATCCTTTAACTCCTGAAGAGCTAACTTCGTGTTTTTAACATTGTCATTCTTCGTTAGTTCAGCTTTAAATACAGACACGACACTACAAGGTAATTTCATTTTTTCCTCCAATAATTTAACGTAATGTATGCTTCATTTGCTCCAGAGCAATAACTCTACTTCGTCAAATCCATAAGAATATCGAAAGGTTCCATCTCGTTCTAGTTTATTTTTCACGTCCTCATTGTCTTCTTTGGTGTAAAGTACTTTTTTCGCCCACTCAACAGCACGTTCGCTCGATTCAAATTCTTTGATTTGTTGATTTGTTTTAATCACTACATAAGTTTTTGACATACTGCTGTATCCGTTCG